GCGTTTCGGGAAAATCAACAACTACGAAAGGGAGAATTATGACTCTCCGTGAACAGCTCAAGGCGCTGGAAGATTCCAAAAGCCTAAAAATCAAACGTCTTGGCGAGCTTTCCGAAATCGTCAAGGGTGGAACCGCCGGGGCATCGGAAAACGATGAGATCGATACGCTTACCGGCGAAATCGAAAAACTTGACACCGACATCCGCATGAAAAAAGTCGAAGTGATGACTTGCGATTCAGCGTCCCCTGTGACACCTTCGACCAAAACCGCGCCGAACATCATCACGCACAAATCCGACCCCGACGAAAAGTTCAAAGGCCAGGCATTTACCCGCATGGTAATCGCCAAGGCGGTCGGTCAGCTCGAAGGGATTTCCCCGCTGGTGATCGCAGAAAAACGGTGGGGCCGGTCGAATCCGATGCTCGTATCCTTGATCAAGACCGCCGTTGCAGGTGGAGGTTCTGGTTCGAGCGAATGGGGTGCGGAACTGGTTGCTGCCGACGCACGATTTACCGGAGATTTCATCGAGTATCTGAACGCAATGACCGTTTTCGACCGCCTCGGACTTCGTGAAGTTCCGGCCAATGTCACGATCAAAGGTCAAGACGGGGCCGCAACCGGTTACTGGGTTGGCCAGTCGAAACCGATTCCGGCATCCGCGCAGTCGTTCAGCACGGTGAGCCTTACCCCGCTGAAAGTTGCCGCTCTTGCGGTCGTGTCAAACGAGCTTCTGAGGGATTCTACCCCGGCAGCGGAACAGCTTGTCCGTGACGCAATTGTCGAGGCATGTTCGCAGAAAATCGATACCACATTTTTCAGCACCGCAGCCATTTCCGCTGGCGTTTCCCCTGCTGGTATTCTGAACGGACTTGCCGCCGGTTCTTCCGCAGGAGTCGATGCAGACGGACTTCGAGCTGACATTAAGGCGCTTTACGCAAGCTTCATCGCGGCGAAAAACGCATCTGGCCTCAAGCTGGTGATGAATCCGGCACTTGCAAAGGCAATCCAGCTGCTTACCAACGCGCTCGGTATGACCGAATTCCCAGGCATCACGCAGAACGGCGGAACCCTGCTTGGTGATACGGTTGTCACCGGCGACAACATCAACGCCAACCACATCATCCTTCTGAAGCCGACCGATATTTACCGGATTGCCGATACCGGCATCCAGGTATCAATCAGCCGTGAAGCGATGATCGAAATGGACGACTCTCCGACTGGAGCATCCGATACCCCTGCCGGTGCAAGTACCGCAATGGTTTCGATGTTCCAGAGCGAGAGTACGGCGCTCAAGGTTGTGCGCCCTGTCAACTTCCAGATCCGTCGCGCTGGTGCGGTTGCATATATCAGCGATGCCGATTACGGTGCGGTAAGCTCGTAATCTGTCCTGTCCGCTTTGCATGGTGCCCCTTAACCGGGGCACCTTTTAACGAAAGGTAATATTTCATGTTGGTAAAATCTTTGAAGCTGCATCCTTACGGCGGAAAGTATCACGCAAAGGGGTCGGTATACGAGATGTCAAAAAAGTCGGACATCAAACTGATGGTTGCGATTGGATGCGTTGAGCCTGCATCCGTTGCACCCGCTCCTGTGGAACAAAAAACAGTACTTGTGAATACCGCTCCGTCGTTCGGTTCTCGCATTGATACACGGCAGGAAACGCGCGGCAGAAAAAAAGGAAACAGCTACGACAGAAAAGATATGCAGGCAAAAACCAATTACCAAGGGTAAATAAATGCCTGTTCGAAACTGGTTCAAAAGTTTAATCCGCAAATCGCCTAATACTGCCGTTGCTAAAGTTCAGCAATTGGAATCGGTAAAGGTTATTTCTATATCCGACGTTGAGCATGTCGTACAAAAAATGCTTGCCCCAGTAGATTCTTCTCGCGGGTGGATTCCTCTCATTCAGGAAAGCTATTTGGGCGCGTTTCAGGCCGATGACCCTATTGCTTTACAGGACGCCCTCGCTCACCCGACCGTATACGCCTGCATTACTCAGATCGCTTCTGACATTGGAAAAATGCGTCTTCGATTGATGGAAAACAACACCGGTATCTGGGTAGAGATCGACCGCACCGCATATTCTCCGGTACTCCGTAAGCCAAACCATTTCCAGACCCGACAGAAATTCATCGAAAGCTGGTTGATTTCTAAGCTTGCACACGGCAATACTTACGCATTAAAAATACGCGACGAACGAAACGTTGTGATTGCCCTTTATATTCTCGATCCGACAATGGTAATTCCGTTGGTTGCAGATAATGGGGAAGTTTTCTACCGGATAAGAAAAGATTCTTTATCGCGGGTGATGGGCGATATTACAATCCCGGCAAGAGAAATAATTCACGATACTATGGAGTGTCTGTTTCATCCGCTCGTTGGAGTGCCGCCGCTTTACGCTGCCAGTCTTGCCACAACCCAAGGCTTGGCAATGCAGCGCAATTCGGCGCGATTTTTCCAAAATAATTCTCAACCTGGCGGAATACTTACCGCTCCGGGCCACATTAAAAACGACACCGCCGAACGAATAAAAACACATTGGGCTGAAAATTATACCGGTGACAATTCGGGAAAATTGGCAATTCTTGGCGACGGCCTTAAGTACGAACCGCTTGCCGTTACCGCAAAAGATTCAACTCTTGTCGAGCAAATGAAATGGTCGGATGAAAAGATTTGTTCGGTTTATAAGGTTCCTCCGTACAAGGTTCACGTCGGCCCAGCCCCTACATATCAGGAGTCGGAAACCCTTGATCGTAAATATTATTCAGATTGTTTGCAGCGGCTTATTGAGGCCATAGAGTCCTTGATGGACGAAGGACTTTCGTTACCTTCAAAGTACGGAACTGAATTTGACCTTGATGACCTTATGCGCATGGACTTCAATTTAAAAATGCAGACGACCGTCGAGGCCGTAAAGGGAAGCGTGTTTACTCCAAACGAAGGACGATTAAGGTTCAATAAAAGGCCTGTAAAGGGTGGTGATACCCTTTATATGCAGCAGCAGAATTACAGTATTGCAGCACTGGACGAGCGCGACAGAAACAACCCCTTCGAAAAGCCCGCAGAACCTCCCCCGGAAACTATGCCTGAACCAGAACCCGATCCCGACGAAACTGACAAGGCGTTGTATTTACTGACTCAAAAAAATATAACACTGGAATTATAACATGCTTGATGTTGAAAAGTTCGTAAAAGGTATGCACGATTATTTAGAGAAGCAGCTCTCCCCGGTTATTCATCGGATCAAGGCGCTTGAATTGAGGCAACCGGAAAAGGGCGACAAGGGCGATGCCGGAGAGCGCGGGACGGATGGAAAAAGTATAGATGAGGTAGATCTCCAAAAGCTGTTTGAAAAGAACATTGCGGTATGGGCCTTGGATTTCGAGAGAAGAGCAAGCGATTTACTTCAAAAAGCTATCGATAAAATACCGGTTCCGAAAGATGGTAAGGACGGTGCTCCGGGTGCCGCTGGCAAGGACGGCGCGAACGGCATCGACGGTAAGGACGGTGCTCCGGGTGCCGCTGGCAAGGACGGCGCGAACGGCATCGACGGTAAGGACGGTGCTCCGGGTGAGCGCGGGGAAATCGGGCAACGTGGAGAAAAAGGGGAATCTGGAAAAGACGGAAAAGATATTTCCGAAGCTGATCTTCAAAAATGTTTTGACCGCTATGCCGCATTATGGGCGCTTGATTTCGAACGACGCGCAGCCGATGTTTTGCAGAAATCTATCGACAAAATAAAGCAGCCTGAAAACGGGAAAGATGGACATGACGGAACCGATGGGAAAGACGGCTTCGGGTTCGACGATCTTTCCATTGTTCAGCTTACCGATAAACGCCTGAAGTTCGTTTTCGAATCTGGTGACCGGAAAAAAGAATTTGTTATTGACATGCCGATAGTGATCGATTGCGGCGTTTTCGGTGAAGGTAAAGAGTACAAAAAGGGTGATGGGGTAACCTATGGCGGATCGTTCTGGATTGCGCAAAAGGACAACCCGAATCAAAAGCCGGGGAGCGGATCAGAATGGCGACTTGCCGTAAAATGTGGTAAAGATGGGAAGGACACATACTAATGCCAATGCTCGTAACAGTAGAACAGGCCGCAGCTCATCTTCGTGTCGATGACTACACCGACGAAGTTAACGACCTCACATTAAAAATACAGGCCGCATCCGGAGTTGTTCTCGATTACCTTGAAATGACAATCGATGACTTTGGAGATTCGGACAGCGACGGAAGAGAGGTTCCACATTCTATTCAGGCCGCAACGCTGCTTTTGATTGGCGATATGCACCGATACCGAGATTCTGGCGCTCCGACATATTCAGAGGCGTTGTTGCCGCCCGTTGTACGCGCCCTGTTGTATCCGCTCAAAACGTGGGGGCTTGAAAGTGTTTGACAAAGCTAACAAAAACATTCATACGCCCGATGATGGCAGGGGATTAAGAAAAGTTTTTCTTAATGGAAAATTAATTCCGTTTGCATTTTGTGCTGATACCAGAAAAGGAACAGTTGAAGCTTACAGGAAGAAAAACGGTCGTTTTATTATGCACAAATATGGCAAAAGGGTTTTAACTAAAAAACTATACGGAAAAGTAGAAGTTATTTAGTATGAAGATAGATCTTTTCTGTATTGCATCCGGGCCGAGTCTTACAGCTGCCGATTGTGAGATAGTGCGATTAAGAGGAATAAAAACCGTCGCCGTAAACAACTCATGGGAAATGGCTCCGTTTTGTGATTATATTTATGCCGGTGATTCGAAATGGTGGCACGTAAACTTTGACAAGGTAACGATACCTGCAGAAAAGTGGACTTGCTCCGACAAAGCTGCGAATAGGCACAAGATTCATTACCACATTGCGGCAGGGCCGTACAATTCAGGAATGCGTGCCATTCAGTTAGGAGTTTCAAAAGGGTTCAAAAACATTGCGCTTCTCGGGTACGACTGCTCGTTGAAAAATGGTGTTCACTGGCACGGTCCGCACACCGCCGAACCACTAAGAAACCCGGACGCCGACAAGGTAAGAAAATGGCACGATCAATTTAAGCGCGTTTCTGATAACGCAAAAAAGCAAGGTGTATCGATTGTTAATTGCAGCAGGTACACGGAATTAAACTGCTTTGACAAAATGGCACTTGAGGAGGCCTTAAAATGGTAACTGAAAAAACATGGGACGAATTTAGGGCCAGCGGTTTGTTGTGCCTATTGAATTTTTTTCTGCATATATTCGGTTGGGCAATAGTTATCGAGGGTGACATTGTTAATGGCGACGTAGAAAAAGTATTAAGGGTTTATCCGGCCAGAGTCAAGTTCAGAGGCTTTGACGAAAAATCGCAAACTGAGGCGTTTTTAAAAATATCTAAATTTATGAATGAAAACTCAACCGATCTTTTAAAAGAAGCATCTGAATAATGAGCGGAATAACCGTGATAACACCGACCGGAGACAGGCCGCTTGCGTTCGGGCTCCTTCGTGATCATTGGATGAAAAACCAGACGGTAAAACCGGATCAATGGATTGTCGTCGATGATGGGATTACTCCATACCACCCGTCCATTATTCCAGAGGGTGCTGAATACTACAGAAGGGAACCGAAGCTTAATCCGTTCGTTCATTCTATCGGACTTAATCTTGAGCTTGCACTTTCAAAAGTTAAGCACGACAATGTTTTGATCATGGAGGACGACGACTGGTATTGCAATTGGTATATTGAATACATGCGCGACCTGTTAAAACCTGGTGAACTTGTGGGAATATGGGGGACGAATTGCTACCATGTTGGCGTTCCAGGATTCCGCGAAATGGGTCGTAATGATCACGCCGCGCTCGCATTGACAGCTATTAAGAGCTCTTTTACACCAAAGGTATTAAAAGCTGTTCCCGGAGATATTTCAGTAGACATGCGTATATGGCTTAAAAATACCGGTGTTTTGATCGATGGAAGATCAAAAAAGATGCACGTTTCGGTAAAGGGTATGCCCGGAAGGGCGAACGCTGGAATAGGAAAAATAACGAAGCACTACACCGTTGATCCCGAATACAAGAAGCTGAAATCATGGTGCGACAATGCTGAAATTTACATTGACTTGATGGAGAAAAAACTTGTATAAATTGGCCGTAATAGTTCCTTTTTATAAGAGCATTGAAAGTTCAATTGAACAATGGTTTATCAATGAATTTTCTACAATGTGCGATTTGGTGTTAAATGATATACAGTTAATTTTCGTTGACGATCATTCTGTTGTGCCATTGAGTTTTAAAATCGAAAATAAAAAATTAAACTTTTCTTTATATAAAATCGATACCGATATTGAATGGAATGTTGGCGGCGCAAAGAATCTTGGAGCGCACGTTT